AACCCGTAGAAGTCAACACCGAAGTCGTTGATGCATTTCTGCTTAAGCGCTTCAGTCTCCTCATCGGTCTCAGGTTCAGGTTTGCCGATCATTGCAGCAAACAATTCGATAGCTTCAAAGTCGTGAACAGTTGTTTTACGCATCGAGATTCTCCGATTTGTAGGGTCCAGTGGGTTGGCCGTGTTCGTCAGTAAAACCAGCTTCAAAAAGAAACTGCCTGGCAGCATCCTTATCGCCAGCTAAGGCGCGTTCCATCAGTGTTGGAGCGGTAAGCTCAACGGCCATGTCTTCTAAGGTTGAACACCGAACACCTACAAGGGTGGTGTCATCGCTGTAGCTCTCCCAAGCGTCAGCCAAAAGAGTAAGTACATTAGCGATGCCATGGCGCGTGTCCTGGCCGTATTCAAACTCTTCAATCAAGCGCTGAGCGCGTTGGGTTAGGTGGTCAGTCATTTTGAGCGGCAGCAAATAGGTTGGTAGCAATCTGATTGCGATGCTTCTGTGTTTTCCAGACAAGCTCGATGTAAGCATTTATGACGGAAGCGGCAAGAAGACGGTCTTCCATGCCAAAGCAGTAATCCTTTCGTGTGTACCTGAGCGCGTGCTCCAAGTCACGCAGTCGGCTACCAGGAATGGGCCATACCGTTCCATCAAAGTGAACAAACGGACTGCCTTCATGGATGGTGAAATCAGCCATTGCACTTACCCTCCAGCTCGGCGGCGATAACGAGAAGCTGATCGCGCACCTTGCAACGATTGCGAATGGCGGCAAGTGAAAAGGATCCTTTGTCGATGTCATTAGGCTCCGGCACCACTTGATCCGCAGCGGCACGGAGGGCGGCGGCGAGGCAGGCCTCCTGCCAGTTGCCCTCAAGAGGACCGAGCAACTCATGTCGCTCATCAAACGCTTGCACAATGGTGCGCGCGGCGGGGGAGAGGTCAGTCATCGAGCTGCTCCGCTTTGATGCCGTGCTTGAGAATCCACTCTGTTATCTCACCCATCTCGTCGGTAGTAACTAGCCGCTCTACTTGAACTCGAACGAGTTGGTCGGGTTCAACAAGCAAGCGAAGTCCTATAACGGCTTTGTGCGAAATGCCGAAAGCATCAAGCAGCCCTCGTATTTCTTGGCTGTGGCCTGACATGTAAGTCATTCAGGTAGCGCCTCCAGTGCGCGGCGGATGGGTTCGGCCATTGCTATCGCTCCCTCCGTGGGAATAAGAGCAATCAAGCGGTCAAGCTCTACTTGAGCCTGTTCCTTCAAGCTCGGTGGCTTGGGGCGGCGGGATGCACGTAGGGGTACGGTGTAGCCCCTACTGGCAAACCACTCACAGCAAGCTTCTAGCTCTTGGTCGGCGCCCCATTGGGCGGCGCGAGCGGCGATGTGTTCGTCGCTCAATGCAACTCGAACTGGTGTTCCTTCATGCCAGATTTCGGCCACCCACGCCTGCATCAGCTCAGTCGGTGGGGTAATAGGATGAGTCATTTCCTGGCCTCCTGCTCAAGCCACTCGGCCGCCTCGAGCAGCAGCCGGCGCATGTACCAATCGGCTTTGCCAAGATCTTCTACGGCATTGCCCTTGTGCTCAGCACGCCATAGGTACTTAAACACTTGGCCCTTGCAGTAAGCCTTAAAACCTTCGGTGCCAAGTGCAGCCTTAATGGCCTGGATGCATTCAATGTCGCCTTGCTTGTAATGCGGTGGGTGGTTTACTAGGTCGGTCATTGTGGAAAGGTGGCCGTTAGGCCACCAGTGCGCGTTAGTTGTCGGTCAAGTTAGGCAGTGCTTCACTGCGCAGTAGCCATGCAGCAAATGCAACGTGGCTAGCAACAGCTTGCTTATTCACTGGTGCCATTGGGTAAGACTCTGCCCACCAGCGGCGGAATAGCGCCTCAAGATCTGCTTCGCTCATCAGAATGCAGGCTCCTCAACTTGCGTGGCGCGAGGCAGAAACTCAAACCGCTGCACATTAAGCACATGCTTGCTGCGCTTGCCGCCGGTTTCTTTGTCGTTCCACTCTTGGCGCCGGACGTTGCCCGTCACCATGATGGAATCACCCTTCTTGCAACGATCAACAACAAGCTCTGCAGACTTGCCCCACATTTCAATGTCAATCACATTATTGATGTAATTGCCATCCTTGTCCTTGCCCTCTTGAATGCCACCTGCAAAGTTGGCAACCATGCTGCCGCTTTCAAAAGCACGCAGCTGAGGATCAGAAATGATGCGAACGATACCGGATGCGTAAAGGCTCATGGCAGTGGTGTGATGTTATTGGCCTCTTCAAAGGCCAGGATTTGAGATAGCGGGTACCGCACCCGTGGCGTACCGGCTGGAAAGCCGATGCGCGGGATGGTGTAGTACCTAGGGCCAATGCCGCGCGCGCGTTGGTTTTTGATGGCTGATGGCTTCAGCCCCCATCGCGTGGCCAATTGATCATTGGTCAGGTACGGCTCAGTTATCAAATGGATCCTCAATAGCGGGCTCTAGCTCAGCCTCCTTGGCCAGTGCTAGTTCTATGAGCTGCTGGTTCTGCTCATCGTTTAGATCAGGCTTGCGCTTGTCCATGCGTGCAACAACCTCTTGCAGCTTGTCCATCGTGTCGGCTTTGGCAATAGCAGCCTTGCCGGCTTGGAACAGCTTGGCATCGCCTGCAGGCGATGCGGCAACCGTGACTGGTTGCACTTCGGCCTGTTCCATCTCGTCGGTGCTGTAGACACCTGAGAGGTCAGCAGGAAATGCCTTGCGCAACGCAAGCGCCTCGCTGCACTTAGCGATCATTGCGGCGGGCATCTTGGACCACAGGCCCTGTCCGGCGTTGTAGTCGGCAAACCGCGCCACACCGACAAACGGATGGCTGGCACCCTTGCGGTGAATGATCGTCTTGGCCGCGGCAGGTGGCTTGCTGCCAAGCCACACGTCAGCCCATTGGCCATCTTCGCCACACCAGTACGTCTCTGAGCCGTCGAGCTGGCCGGTACGTTCGGCGATGCTGCGGAGGCCGTCGATGCCGGCCTGGATGGTCATGCGCCCACTGCGTCGGATGGCGTAGATCTGCTTTGAAAACGGATCCAAACCTGTCCGCTGGCAGGCATAGGCGAACAGGCGCAGCTCGTCAACGCTGCAGCCTGGCGCGATTGTGGTGCTGATCAGTTGCGTCTGCTCTGGGGTCCAGAGCGCAAGTGAGCTAGAAGTCATCAGATGTCATGGTTGGGGTAGTGCCAAGTGCCCAGCTGGGCAAGCTCAGCGTTTCGCAGATGGTGCTATAGCCAGGCCACTCATCAATGGCACGGCAGTCGGCAATGGTCTGCAGGTTCTGGCGCCGTAGCGCTTCACCTGCCTTCATCGCCTCCGCATCCAGCTCGTAGACGGCGACACAGAACGGATAGGTCTTCTCCACTGCGATGAAGAGAAACCGATCTGCGGGAACACCGGCCAAGTAGTGGTCGGCTTGGACATGGTAGCGGAAGGATGCGACAGATCGCGCAAAGGCTGCCGGGCTGGCATCCGTGGTGGTCTTGAGGTCAACCACTGTCGAGCCATCAAACCAGTCCGGGCGGCACTTGCAGCGCAAGCCGGATTGCGCATCATCAAACCAAAAGGATTGCTCGGCCTTGCCATGGGACAGCAGTGCCGCGGCGTAAGGGTGCTGACGCACCGCAGACGCCATAGCCATGGCCTGCTCCATGTCGGATGCAGTCACGGCCTCGATGCCGGATGCTTCCATCTCGGCAGCCATCTCCTTGCCAGCTTTGGTATTACGCGGCAGGCAGACGGCATAGCGCTTGGCTAGCTCGTCTGGCTCGAGTACAGCGCAATGCACCAAGCTGCCTAGCTTCATCGCTGCGGTCTGCACCGACGGCGGCCGCTGCGGGTTGAGATACCGAGCCCAGTAGTGATAGGGGCTGGCGGCAACGGCGTGCAGGTGGCTAGCGCTAACGGCTGGATCAGCGTGGTATTCAGCGTTGCTGGTCATGCTGCTCTCAGCTGGCGGTGCAGGTGCGTTTGCGGGCCGTAGCACTGCTGCAGTTCTGGGAATGCAAGCAGCACACGCTGTTTGTTTTCAGGATCGGCGTGCAGTGTCGCCTCAGCCAAGCGGCGGTAGAAACCGCCGCTGTGGTGGATAGCCGTCTGCAGCGTCCAGTAGGTGTCGTTGGTGGTCATGGCTTCAGCTGCTGCTGGCAAGCGTGGTGAGCCTGCACCTGCTGTTTGCCGGTGTCATATGCCATGGCAGCAATGCCAAAGATGATGGCCAGCATTGCGAGTCGGTCGATGGTCTTGATCATGGTTCTCGAGTTGGGGTGATGCCGGATTGGGTGCGGCTCCGGCGGGCCGCGTGGGGGTCAGCTTGCTAGGCGCTTAGCGCGGGCTGCCATTGCGCCAGCCATGATATAGGTGTCGTATTCGCGCTGATAGCGGTGGTAGTCGGCCATGCTCGGCCACCGCAGTGAAGTGCCAAATTGCTCCTTGCGAAGCTGAGCGCAGTGGAGAATGTTGTGCCAGTCAGAGGCGTTCATGTCTTTCGGTTTGGGGTGGAGGCTTTCGCCTCCTGTCCCAATATCCTACACCATGCGCCGCCCCGCTCAACCGTGGGCAGTCACAATCCGTTGCACACGGCTGCGGCTGATGCCTAGGTGGTCAGCAATGCGGCGTTGCGTCCAGCCGTAGCTGCGCAGCCGCTTGGCGCGTTGCTCAGTGGACTCAGTGGCCCACAGGATGATGATGATCGGCAGGAGTAGCAGCGCTGCGATCAGTGCGAGTGTGGTGCTCATGATTCTCGGTTTGGGGTGTTGCGGTGATTGGGATGCCTCTGTGATCGCAGCTCGCTGAGGTGGTAAAAGCTGGCTGTTCTCTTGTCCACAGCGGAGAATCCGGGGCGCGCTATCCGGCTTATGGCCTAAATCATTGTGCCCCCGAAGGGGCGGTGCCCTTAGAACCATTCCTCAAGCGCGGCCTGGGCGTTGCCCAGATCGTGCTCGATTGAGTCAGCCAGCGCGATGGCTTCTTGGGCCATTGCGAGCAGCTGCTCGGTGGAGCGGCTCCACGCCTCGAAGGCCGCATCCACCTCAGCGATTAACGCTGCGGTTTCGGCCTCGCGGGCGAGGGCGTTGCGGGTGATGTCGTCCATGGGATCTCCGGTTGGTGGGTGAGCCCCCGGCGGGACTCATGGGTGCCGGGTGAAGGCCACCACCGGAGCGGGACGACGCCCGCGAGTATTCGGTTTTCAAGGATCAATGGTGTGCCGGGCCAACCGGCGATGCAGCCTTACTTAGGGCGTGTTGGGCTCGTGGTAACGCGTCGTGTACCCGGTTCCGCGGGGGAGATTGTTTAGCGAGGGATCCCCGTCCCTCGTGTCACCACTATACACCGTAGGCCGCGCACCGTGCACCGCTGCTGTCACACTTCGTTACGTCCCCAGCGGTCGCGTTCCTCCACCGCCTCCACGCGCAGCTTGGTGTGCCCGGTGCTCAGCTCCAGCGGCACTCGCAGCACCGGCTTGTGCCCGTGCGCCACGCTCCAGCCGACCGCGTAGTCCGGCACCGTCATCTCCACCGTGAACCACTTATGGCCGCACTCCGCGCACTGGCGACGGCGCACAACTTGATCGCTCAGTCGGTTGTTTGTAATCGGCACGCGCAGGGTCGTGCTTGAGCACTTCGGACAGTCCAAGGGCAACATGGGGGCACTGCGCCCCAAACGGAATGAATTTCGGTGAATGGATGGCAGTTCAGCTGACAGCTGAGCAGCAGTTTGAAATCGAAAAACAAGCCCGCACCCTGATTGCCAGTCCAGATGCAGGCGTGATGGCCGCGGCGCTCTTGAAGCAAGCCTGCTATCAGCAGCAGCTGCTGCAGCAGGCCGTTCATGAGATCGCCCGCCTTGAGTGCGAGCTGATGGGGCGTTAGAAGAACGGCTCTTCCATCACCTCCGCCACCACGCCATCGGTGGCGGCAGCCAAGCTCTGAGCAGCAGCAGCAGCAGCAGCCTGCGGCGGCTCCCATCCCATTGGCGGTTGCGCCACAGCGCTCACATAGGCAAGCCCCTTGCTGCTGGTTTTCTTCCAGCCGCTGATCGGTACCTGCACGCTGCCGTATTGATCTGGAGTCTGGCTAATCACGAATGCGCAGAACGCATCGAGCTCCTCCACCTTCACGCTCATCATTCCGCTGAAATCCACCTTGCTCTCAGGCTTGGTGGATTTGAAGATCGCCAGGTTCAGCTTGAAGCTCATTGTTCTCCGGGGTTGATGGTGTTGGCCTGTTCGTATTGCTCCACCTCGGCCAAGGGGTAGAGCACGAAACCGGGCGTGCGGAAGTACGCAGGCCCTTTGCCGGTCTTGCGCCATCGCAGCAGCGTGTCACGACTGACACCCCACCGCTGGCATAACTGCGTGGCGGTTAAGTAGTCAGAAGATCTCATCGTCATCCGTTGCAGCGGCTGATGTTTCGGGCTGCAGCTTGGCATTCAAATCAGCCACGCTTGTGGTTGCCGGTGCTGCGCTCACTGTTACTGGCTGCACGTCCAACACCTCCTCCTGGCTCTGCATACCGAGCAGCATGTCACTCGCATATAGCCGACCCCAGAAGGCCGCGGCGCGGTAGCGGATCATCAGCTCCGGCATGGTCTGCCACTTGCTGCCGCTCTTAGTGGCCCATCCTTCCTTCTTGGCCATCGCCATGGTGACCGTTGGCCCTTTCAGTTCTTGGCTGCTGGCCAGATCGGTGGCCACTGCATAGCAGGCCAGGCCATCGCCTTCACCGCTCATCTCAAATCGCAACGGGCTGAAGCGGCCGCAGCCGTTCACCATCGCAATGATGAAGCTGCTGCTCCACGATGGGCGGCCGTGGATCACGTGCAGATGCTGCATGGCAAGAAATGGGCTGATGCCCATCCGGCCTGCAATCTCGAGCGCGACGAGGCAGTTGGCAAAGCCCTGCTGCCCTTGGAACTGCGGCGGGATCAGCGTGCTGCTGGCGAGGGCCTTGGCGATACGCTGCGCATCCTCGAATGCTTGAATGCCGGAAAAGACTGAGCCTCCCGGTTGCGTGGTGGTGAGTGCTGTGGATTCAGTCATCAGTACATCTCGATCTCGGTGAGCTGTTGCTGCGCGCCACTGGCGCCTGTCATCCAGCCCGGCAGGCTGATGGTTTCGATCTGATCGCTGTAGCTCGGCCAGCTGTCAGCAGCGCGGCAGGTGGCCAGCTTGCCAAGATCCTTCAATGCCTGTTCGTAGCCGCGATCAGTCATTACCTCATCAGCGGCATAAACCGCCACGGCATATGGCGCGGTCGATTCCACACAGATGAAGATGAACTGATCCGGGCGCTTGCCGGTGGCCTGCTCAACCCCGTTCAGATACCAAGCTGCCTGCACGTGGTAGCGGTAATCATCGATGCTGCGCATGAAGCCGCGCGGGCTGGCGTCTCTGGTGGTTTTGAGATCCACCATGATGCTGCCGTCATCAGTCAGCCAATCCGGCCGGCACTTGCACTCCATCCCATAGGTGGCGTCTGTCCACATGTGCGTGGTCTCAGCCTTGCCCGGCAGCCCTAGCAGCATTGCAGCACCGGGATGGCGCATGATGCTGCGCCCCATGGCCATCACCACCTCGGCATCGTCGGCGGTGATCACGGTCTTGCCAGCAGCAGCGGTCTCGAACGCTGCATAGGACTCCTTGCCGGCCTTGGTGCGGCGATCCATGGCAGGCGCTACGGCGATCTCTTCATCCCATCTGCTCAGCTCAAGCACGTGCGTGTGCAACGCAGTGCCAAGGCGCATGGCAGCAGATGGCTCCGGCGTGATGCGGTTCGGATCCAAGTAGCGCGACCAGTAGTGCAGCCCTGATCGCGCGATGAGATCCAGGTGAGACTTTGAGACGGCCGGATGCGCGTGGTACGCAGTGTTGTCCATAGTTGCGGGCAGTTGCGGCCAAATACTAGCAGTTGCGGCAAGCTGCGCTACTCTACCGAGCGCTGGGATACCCAGCCCGATCCATCCGCCTATGAACTACTCCGCTTTTCTCGCTTCCAAGTCAACCGCCTGCCCACCAGCAGGATTCGATCCGGCATCCTTCACCGCTCCGCTGTTCCCCTTTCAGCGGGACATCGTGACCATGGCCTGCCGTGTTGGCAGGTTCTGCATCTGGGCCGACTGCGGCATGGGCAAAACCGCCATGCAGCTCGAATGGGCATCACAGGTCTGCCGGCACACCAAAGGCAACGTGCTGGTGCTGGCACCGCTTGCCGTTGCGCATCAGACCGTGCGCGAGGGTGCCAAATTCGGCATCAGCTGCAGCTTTGCCGCCACGCAGGCTGATGTCCAGCCCGGCATCACGATCACCAACTACGAGAAGCTGAGCCACTTCGATCCATCCGCCTTCGATGGCGTGGTGCTGGATGAGAGCAGCATCCTCAAGGCATATACGGGCAAGATCCGCAATCAGATCATCGAGTCGTTCAGCCTCACTCCATACCGCCTGGCCTGCTCAGCCACACCAGCACCCAACGACCACATGGAGCTGGGTAACCATGCTGAGTTCATCGGCGTGATGACCCGCACCGAAATGCTGGCCATGTTCTTTGTGCATGACGGCGGCGACACCGCTAAGTGGCGGCTCAAGGGTCACGCGCGGGACAAGTTCTGGGAGTGGGTCTGCAGCTGGGCGGTGACCATCCGCAAGCCATCAGACCTTGGCTACGAGGACGGCAACTTCGTGCTGCCGGCACTGCAGATCCAAGACTGCACGGTTGAGACGCCACGCGAGGCAACAGCAGGTGACGACGGGCAGATGGCGCTGTTTGCCATGGAGGCTCGTACGCTCAACGATCAACGCAAGGTGCGCAAGGCATCGCTCGCTCTCCGCGTGGCCGCTGCCGCCAAGCTGGCCAACAGCAACACCGAGCAGTGGCTGGTGTGGTGTGATCTCAACGATGAGAGCAAGGCGCTCACCGCTGCCATTGATGGCGCGGTTGAGGTGTCAGGCTCGGATTCTGACGACCACAAGCGGCAGGCCGCCATTGACTTCCAAGACGGCAAGATCCGCGTACTGGTCAGCAAGCCGAGCATCTTTGGCTTCGGCCTGAACTTTCAGCGGTGCCACAACGTCGCATTCGTTGGACTGTCGCACAGCTACGAGGCGTTCTATCAAGCCATCCGTCGATGCTGGCGATTTGGCCAAGAGCAACCCGTCAACGCTCACATCATCTACGACGTGGCAGAAGGCCGCGTGATCGACAACATCCGCCGCAAGGAAGCGGACAGCATCCAGATGGCTCAATCAATGGTTGAAATCATGAAGCAACAAACCATGGAACAACTCAAGAAGATCCAACGCCAAGTGGCGCCGCACATCACTGAGCACAAGTCCGGTGATGGATGGGATATGTATATGGGTGACTGCGTGGAGAGCATTAAGCAGCTCGACGGCAATTCCATCCACTACAGCATCTTCAGCCCACTATTCGCGTCGCTTTACACCTACAGCAACAGCGACCGCGATATGGGCAACAGCCGCACTGAGCAGGAGTTTTTTGATCACTTTGGATTCCTTGCCAGTGAGCTGCACCGCGTGATGATGCCTGGCAGACTGATCAGCTTCCATTGCATGAATCTGCCCAGCAGCAAAGAACGCGATGGTTTCATCGGTGTGAAAGACTTCCGCGGCGATATGCTGCGCATCTTCCAGGCTGCTGGCTTTGTCTTCCATAGCGAGGTGTGCATCTGGAAGGATCCCGTCACCGCCATGCAGCGCACCAAGGCGATCGGTCTGCTGCACAAGCAAGTGCGTAAGGATTCAGCACTCAGCCGCCAGGGCATTCCTGATTACCTCGTGACCGTGCGCAAGCTGGGCGACAACCCCGAGCCAGTGGCTGGTCCGTTCACTGAGTTTGCCGGTGAGAATCCACCATCCAAAAGCGGCGATCCGATCAAGGACTCGATCAACATCTGGCAGCGTTACGCCAGTCCGGTGTGGATGGATATCAACCCATCAGACACGCTGCAATACCGCAGCGCACGCGCCAATGAGGATGAGCGTCACATCTGCCCGTTGCAGCTGGAGGTGATCCGCCGCGGCCTGCAGCTATGGAGCAACCCAGGCGACGTGGTGCTGTCGCCGTTTGCCGGCATCGGCAGCGAGGGCTACTGCAGCCTTGAGATGGATCGGCGCTTCGTTGGCTTTGAACTGAAGCCCAGCTACTTCAACTGCGCTGTCAAGAACCTGACCAATGCACAATCAGCAAAGCAGGCGGAGCTGCTGCCATGCAGCTGAGGTCTTACCAAGACCGCGCCATTGATGATCTGCGCTCGGCTTATCAGTCGGGCGCTAATGCACCGCTGCTGGTCTTGCCAACCGGCGGCGGCAAAACCTGCATCATCGCCGCGATCTCAGCCAATGCCGCAGCACGAGGCCGTCACGTCCTGATACTGGTGCATCGCCGTGAGCTGATCCACCAGACCAGCAGCAAGCTCGCATGGGTCGGCCTCGAGCACGGCATCATCGCCGCAGGCATTTCGCCATCTGATCACGCGGTGCAGATCGCATCCATCCAGACACTCGCGCGCCGGCTAAGCCGGCTGGACTGGCAACCGACGCTGATCATCATTGATGAGGCCCACCACGCCACTGCGGGGCAGTGGGCGCGCATCCTCGATCACTGGCCAGACGCCTACCGTCTTGGTGTCACCGCCACGCCATGCCGTCTAGATGGCTGCGGACTGCGCGGCACTTTTGACACCATGGTGCTCGGCCCATCAGTGGCTGATCTGATCTTCACTGGCTACCTATCGCCAGCGCGGATCTATGCACCGCCAATGGTCGCTGATCTGCAGGGCATCCGCTCCCGTGGTGGTGATTACGCCAACGATCAGGCCGCGGCCGCTATGGATCGGCCAACCGTCACTGGTGATGCCATCAGCCATTACCAGCGCCTTGCAGCAGGCCAGCAAGCGATCGCGTTCTGCTGCAATGTCGCCCATGCCGTCTCAGTGTGCGACGCATTTAAGACGGCAGGTATTGGCGCTGAACTGCTGCTAGGCAATACTCCAGACCGCGAGCAGGTGGTGGCCGATTTCGCAGCACATCGCATCCGCGTGCTCGTCACCGTCGACGTAGTGAGCGAGGGCTTTGATGTCCCAGCCGCCAGCTGCGCCATCCTGCTCAGGCCCACGCAATCGCTCGGCCTCTACTTACAGCAGGTGGGCCGCGTCCTGCGTCCAGCGCCTGGCAAAGAACACGCGGTGATCCTCGATCACGTCGGCAACGTCAATTGGCATGGCTTCCCCGATGATCCGCGCGACTGGTCACTCGATGACCGTATGCGCCGCAGCAAGGGCACACCAGCGCCATCTGTACGTACATGCCCCGAATGCTTCGCAGCATTTAAGCCACAGCCGCAATGCCCGGTCTGTGGCGCGCAATGCGTGCCGATCAAATCACGTGTGATCCGTGAGCTGGCAGGTGAGCTGCAAGAGATGAAGCGCCGCACTCAGCAACGCCAGCAGCAAGGCCAAGCCCGCACGCTCAAGGAGCTGATCCACCTCGGGCAAGCCAGAGGCATGAAGAATCCTGTTGGATGGGCGAAGCACGTCTACTTCGCCCGTGGCCAACGCTGAGACCACCCTCCAGCAGCAAATCCGCCTAGCCGTTGGCACGCGATCTGATCTGAGACTCTTCCGCAACCAGACCGGAGCCCTCCCCGATCCACGCACCGGCCGCCTCGTCACCTTCGGCCTAGCCCGCGGCTCCGCTGACCTGATCGGCTGGCGCACGGTCACCATCACGCCCGAGATGGTTGGGCAGCGCATCGCCGTGTTCACATCCATCGAAATCAAGCTGCCCAATGGTCGCGTCAGACCCGAGCAGCACGCTTGGCAGCGCACCGTATCGGCCGCAGGTGGCATCGCAGGCATCGCCCGCTCAGTGCAAGACGCAAACGAATTACTGAGATAACTACCAACCTGCCAACCTTTCTGCCAAACTCTGCCGGCCTCTCCGTAGCCATGTGGCAGCCGATCTCCTCCACCAGCTCGCCAATATCCCCGACCATTGGGCCTTGGTGGCAGTCGGCAACGACAAGCGCCCGTATCAGCCTGAATGGCAAAAGCACCCCATCTCCCGCCAGCAGCTCACAGCTGAGATCAACGCCGGCCGTGCCGTAGCCATCGGCGTGATCGCTGGCCCGCAGTCCGGTGGCCTCCTCTTCGTCGATCACGATGGTCTGGGTGCCTCCGAGGTGCTCGAGCAGATCGGCGCACCACTGCGTGAGCTACCCAAGTCATGGGCCGTTACCTCCGGCCGTGATGGCCGCGTTCAGATCATCTATCAAGTCCCAGAACCCTTCTGGGCCACCATCAAGACCACCAAGCTGCGCAGCAGCATCAAGGGTGAGCAGCTCGAGCTCCGTTGGTCTGGTTGTCAGTCCGTCGTCGCAGGTGCTCACCCCATCACCGGTGCCTACCGCTGGCTTAAAGGTCGCGCACCGGGTGATCTGCCCCTCGCTGAGGCGCCCTCACTCCTGCTGCAGCAAATGCAGCGCCATAAGCCCGACCCCGCGCCGCTGCTGCGCCTACCAGATACCGACGCACAGCGCGCACGCGATTACCTCGCATCCATCCCAGCAGCCGATGCCGATGACTACGACGCATGGCTGCGCGTTGGCATGGCGCTTCACAGCGTCGGTGATGACTCGCTCCTGTCCGACTGGATCAGCTGGTCCACCGCATCCGGCAAGTTCGAGCCCGGTGTCTGCGAAGCGAAATGGCGCACCTTCTCATCAGCAGCTGGTGGTGTCAGCATCGGCACCCTCGCGCACCTAGCAGGCCATGAGAAAAGCCGCCCGTCTCCAGCCGGGCAGCCGCCATCTCCGCCGCAACAACGCAGCGCGCCAAACCCTACCGCAGCTCACGGCAAGCTCCTCAAGCTCGAATCCAATGAGCTTCTCGAGCTCCTGCGTCAGCAGCTAGGCGATCGCCTCCGCTGGAACCTGTTCACCAAGGTGATCGAGCTCGACGAAAAGCCCCTCGAGCACATCGAGCACTTCTACCTGCAGCTCTCACAGCAGGGCGTCAAGGTCACCAAAGACCTAGCCGCTGATGCCGTCCACGTCGTCGCACTTGAGAACCCATACGACCCCGTTCGCAACTACCTCGAGCATGTCGCTGATCACGTGCAGCCCGTTCCTATCGATCACATCGCAACCGCCTACCTCCGCCCAGCAGATCAACCCGGCACCCTCTACGACGCCATGCTCAAGGCCACGCTGGTCGCAGCGGTACGCCGCATCTTCGAGCCCGGCTGTAAGCACGACTCCGCCTGCGTCCTGATGGGCCCCCAGGGCTGCGGTAAGTCCACCTTCTGGCGCAACCTCGGCGGCCTTTGGTTCAGTGATGCCCTACGCGACATCGGTTCCAAAGACGATCTCATGGTGCTCCACCGCTCATGGCTCATGGAATGGGCCGAGCTCGATCACATCACCAACCGCAAGCACGCAGGCCAGGTCAAAGCCTTTCTCACCCAACAGACCGACATGTTCCGCGCGCCATACCAGCGCACCACTGAGGCATACCCACGCCGCTCGATCATCGTCGGCTCCACCAACCGCGACACCGGCTTCTTAGTCGACGACACCGGCAACCGGCGGTTCTGGGTCATACCCATCACAGCAGCGCCACACATCCCCGTAGATGGCCTGCTGCTCGAACGTGACGCCATCTGGTCCGCAGCCGTCGCCGCATACCGCGCAGGTGAACCCAACCACCTCTCACGCGAACACAGCGCACAGGTCGACGCCGAAAACGAGTCCTACCTCGTCGATTCCCCATGGAAGGCCGCCATCCAGGAGTGGCTCAACTCACCCCGCAATGAAGGCCGACCCATCACCAGCGAGCTGCTCCTGACCGAAGCAATCAGCAAACCAGTCGAGCGCCAAGGTCGCGCTGATCAGATGCAGGTCGCATCGATCATGCGCGAGCTCGGCTTTGCCAAACAGCGCCAATGGGTCGATGGACGCTCCAGATGGGTATTCCTTCCAACCTCAGCGGAGAGGTTGGCAGGCCGAGATCCATTGCAGCGCAGCGACTCCCCTAACCTTACTAACCTCCCAACCTTTCTAAAGGATTTAATAAAAAGGGGAGAGGGTAGAAAAAAGGAGCTATAGGGGCAACGTTGACAAGGTCGGCAGGTTGACAGTTGATCCCATCCACGCCAATTCGCGCGTCAGTCTTCGCGCGAGGTTGGCAGGTTGGCAGCTTGGCAATAGGGGAATGACTCCGCTCCGCCTACCCTTGGGCCATGGCCATCACCCTTGAGATCGATCAGCAGGGCCTGCAGCAGGCGTCGCGATGGTCTGCTGCCGTCGCCAAGCAACTGCCCTTTGCTACCTCCGTCGCGCTTAACGACGTGGCCTTCAAGGCGCGGCAATCGCTCAACGGCGCAACACGCCAATATTTCCAGTCACCCGTCAAGTTCACCCAGTCCGCCTTCCTCGTCCAGAAGTCAAAGAAGGCCGACCTCACCGCCTACGTCTTCGCCAACAACCAAGAGGGCCGCAACCGTGCTCGCTACCTCCGCTATGGCATCCAAGGCGGATCACGTGTAGCCAAGGGCTTTGAGCGCTACTTCGCTGGCGCTGACAACGACGGCACCATCCCCCCGGGCACCGCCCTGGTACCCACCTCCCTGGTTAAGACCACAGACGCAGGCAACGTCAGCCTCGCGACCCTGCGATCCATTAGCAAAGGATTGAGCACCACCAACAAGCGCGGCGGATTCTTCGTTGGCACACCAAAGGGCGGCAACAGACCGCCTGGCATCTATCGCCGCTCACGCGAGCAGCTGTTCCCCTACTTCATCGCAGCATCAGCAGCACCGCGCTACACAGGCCGCTTCCCCATTCAAGACATCGGCGAGAAGATCGTGCAGCGCAACTTCAATCAACTGCTCAGTGCTGCGCTCGACAAAGCCATCGCGACCGCGCGATGACACGAACGGGTCCTTCCACACTCAACTCATATGGGTCATTCGTTCGCACCCGCTTTAGCTAGCGTCAGAGCCCGAACCTCTCAAACCCTTGCAGCGCAAGGGATCTCATCAATCTTACCCCTTTCCCAGTTTGAGAGTTCAATAACTGCATAGTATTGAACTGAACTAGGAGTGTTTAAGGATTGCTAGTCACGTTTAGTGAGTTTGCAGCGATCAAAGGATGCGCGAAGGGCACTGTGACAGCAGCGAGCAAAGCGCGGATCGCTGCAGCAGTGGTGGAGAAGGACGGCAAGCGCTGGTTGGATCGTGATCTGGCGATCGAGCTATGGGACAAGAACACCAGAGCAACGCACAACAGCAAGGTGCGGCAAGCCGATCCGATCGTGCCACCACCACGTGACGCGGCTGAGCTGAAGAAGCGTGTGCAGGGTCTACCGGATGATGCGATCCCGGACCTGAATGAGAGCAGGGCGCGACGTGAGCACTATCAGGCGGAGCTGGCGAAGCTGCAGGTGACGCAGCAGCGCGGCGAGCTGGTGCCTGCTGATGAGGTGAAGAAGGAGGCGTTTAAGGTTGGCCGCGGCGTGCGGGAAGCATTGGCGAATTTGGCGGATCGGTTGAGCCACCAGTTGGCTGGTGAGACGGATCCGACCGTGATCCATCAGGTGCTGACGCAGGAGCACCGTGCAGCGCTGGTGGAGCTGTGCAATGAATAGCGCTTGGCGTGATGGGTTCTTCGATGGGCTGCGGCCTGAGCAGCCGCTAACGGTGAGCGAGTGGGCTGATCGGTATCGGCGACTGAGTAGCAAGGCAAGCGCGGAGCCGGGGCCGTGGCGCACCGATCGCACGCCGTACCTGCGCGAGCCGATGGACTGCCTGAGCAGCGAGAGCACGGTGCAGCGGGTGGTGATGATGTTCGCGGCGCAGACGGGTAAGACAGAGGCCGGCAGCAACTGGCTGGGCTACGTGATCGACCATGCACCAGGCCCGATGCTGTGCGTGCAGCCGACGGTGGAGATGGCGAAGCGGCTGAGCAAGCAGCGGCTGGAGAGCATGATCACGGAGACGCCGTGTCTGGCGGAGAAGATTGCACCTGCAAGGGCGCGGGACTCCGGCAACACGATGTTCAGCAAGGAGTTCAGCGGCGGCATCATGCTGCTGACCGGAGCCAATAGCGCGACGGGTTTGCGATCAGCGCCTTGTCGGTACCTGTTCTGCGATGAGGTGGACGGCTTTCCTAGTGATGTGGACGGCGAGGGCGACCCGGTTGCGCTGGCGGAGCGCAGGACGACGACGTTTGCGCGGCGGAAGATCCTGCTGACCAGCACACCAACCGTGAAGGACTTCAGTCGGATCGAGGCGGAGTATCTGCGCAGCGATCAGCGGCGGTTCTATGTGCCATGCCCGAAGTGCGGCGCAATGGAATGGCTGAAATGGGGGCAGTTGAAGTGGGATGAGCGCAAGCCGGAGACGGTGCGCTATCAGTGCGAGCACTGCAGCGAGCGATTCGAGGAGCTGCACAAGCCGGCCATGCTGCGTGCTGGTGAATGGCGTGCAACGGCACCGGCAGGTAATGGCCGAACGGCTGGCTTCCAGCTGAGCGGGCTCTACAGCCCATTGGGGTGGTGCAGCTGGGAGCAGCTGGTGGATGATTTCCTACGTGCCAAGGGCGATGCACCGGCGCTTAAGGCGTTCGTGAACACGCGATTGGCGGAGACATGGGAGGAGGACTATGCGGCGAAGATCAGCGCCGATGGATTGATGGAACGCCGGCTCGCGTATCGCAGTGGGCTGTGCCCTGCTGGTGTGGTGCTGCTCACTGCTGGCGTTGACGTGCAGGACAACCGGTTGGCGGTGACGGTCTGGGGATGGGGTGAAGGCGAGACGGGCTGGATGATCTGGCATCAGGAGCTGATGGGTGACCCGACGCAGACGGAGGTATGGGGGCAGCTGGATCAGGTGCTGGCAACTGAGTGGGACACGGAGAACGGCAAGACGCTGAAGGTCGCGCAGATGGCTGTGGACTCTGGCGGCCACTGCACCCATGAGGTGTACCGCTACGTGCGCGACCGCGTGGGTCAGGGCGTGGTAGCGATCAAGGGCAGCAGCAGACGCAACAGCCCAGCCGTTGGCAAGGGCAGCAAGGTTGACGTCAACTGGCGTGGCAAGGTGCTGAAGCGTGGCGTGACGCTGTATCAGCTGGGCACCGACACGATCAAGACGACGCTGTTCGGCCGGCTGCGCCACAACCAACAGGCTGGCGGGTTGAACTTCGGCATGGCTGCTGATGATGAATACTTCAGGCAGGTGACCAGCGAACGGCAGGCGTTGCGATACCACCGAGGGTTTCCGATCCGTGAGTGGGTGAAGAAGGCAGGTGATCGAAACGAGGCGCTTGATTGCATGGTCTATGCCTATGCGGCGATGTTGTTGTTTGGCCGGAGGATGAATCAGGCGACGATGTGGGATCAGTTAAGAGTGCAGCTAGAGGAGGGCAAGAGATCACCGCTAAGATCGAGGAAGCAACAACCGCCCGCTGCGGTTGGGCCAGGATTCGTCGGCAACTGGTAGACCGTGAACATCCCCGCGACAATCAGGGCAGGCGACACGATCCAGTGGCGTGACATTGAGGGCGTCGATAATCTCGGCAATGCGATCAGCAGCGCCGACTACACGCTGACCTACTGGCTGAGATATAACGCGGCCAGCGAGGGTGCGTCAGTGGTCGGCACGGCGTACGGCACCGGGTGGCAGTTCACCATCGCGGCCAATGTCAGCAGCGGATTTGATGCTGGCACGTGGTACTGGCAGGCGATCGCCAGCAAGACTGGATCAGTGGTCACGCTTGGAGCTGGCCAGCTGACCGTTGATGCGGTGCTGTCCTATGCCGGCACACCGGGTGCATTTGATGGGCGCACGCAGGCCCAGATCGATCTTGATGCGGTGCAGGCTGCGATCCGCACGATCGTTAGCGGCGGCGCTAAGCAGTACACAATCGGCAGCCGGAGCTTCACCAAGATTGATTTGAGTGAACTGATGGAGCGCGAAAGTAGGCTGAAGGCTGAGGTGAAGCGTGAACAGATGGCAAGCCTGATCGCTAATGGTCAAGGCAACCCGCACAATCTGTTCGTGAGGTTCTGATGGGATTGCGCACGCGGCTGTTCAAGGCAATGGGGTTTGAGCCGGTACGACCCCAGCGGCGTGCGTATCAGGGTGCGCGTGTCAGCAGGTTGACGGCTGACTGGGTGACCAGTGGCACCAGCGCCGACAGCGAAATTAAGAGCAGCTTCAAGGCGTTGCGCAATCGTGCGCGGCAGCTGTGCCGCGATAACGACTATGCGCGGCAGGCATTACGGGCGATCCAGAACAACGTGATCGGTCATGGCATCCGCCATCAGGGGCAGGTGCGGATGCTCCGTGGTGGCCGATTGGATGAGGCGATCAACGGCCAGATTCATGAGGCATGGGAGAAGTGGATGCACAAGAGCCGCTGTGATGTAAGCGGCATCCTTGGATTCCATGACATCGAGCGGCTGCTGGTGCGCAGCATGGCGGAGAGCGGTGAAGTGTTTGTGCGGATGATCCGCCGGCCGTTCGGCGATAGCAAGGTGCCGTTTGCGTTGCAGGTGCTCGAGGCTGATTACCTGATCGACGACGACATCCCGCAGGCTGCTGAAGGCAACACCGTGCGGATGGGCATCGAGGTGGATGGCTACCTGCGGCCGCAGGCTTACCACTTCTACGCGAACCACCCTGGCGACACCTATGCCGGCAACCCGCGCACCAACGGCCGCCGTGTGCGTGTTCCTGCTGATGAGGTGATCCATCTGTTCCTGCCGGAGCGGCCGGGGCAGACGCGTGGTGTGACGTGGTTCGCGTCAGCGCTGATGCGGCTGCACATGCTGCAGGGCTACGAAGAGGCGGAGGTGGTGCGCGCTCGTGCAAGCTCCGCGCTGATGGGCTTCATCAGCAGTCCTGAGGGCGAGCTGATCGGTGATGAGGTTTACGAGGGCGACCGGGTGAGCGAGTTCACGCCCGGTGTGTTCAAGTATCTGGCTCCTGGCGAGTCGGTATCGGTGCCGGATCTGAACGCACCTGATGGGCAGCTGGAACCGTTCACCCGTTCGATGCTGCGTGCTGTGGCGGCTGGCGTTGGCGTCAGCTTCGAGAGCATCAGCAAGAACTTCTCAGAGAGCAACTACAGCAGCAGCCGGCTGAGCCTGCTAGAGGAGCGCGACACGTACCGCGTGCTGCAGCGCTACATGGTGGAGAACTTCCACCAGCAGGTGTTTGAGGCATGGCTTGACATGGCCGTGCTGAGCGGCACGCTGAATCTGCCTGGCTATGAGACCAACCCGGATCGCTACCGCGCCAGCCGGTGGGTGCCGCGCAGCTGGGAGTGGGTGGACCCGCAGCGTGAGGTGGATGCCTACAAGACCGCGGTGCGATGTGGCTTCAAGACGCTGGGCCAGGTGATCGCTGAGCAGGGCGGCGATCTTGATGATGTGCTGGTGGCGCGTCAGGCGGAGCTGGCCATGCTCGATGAGATGGACATCGTGACGGACACCGATCCGAGCGAGGTAAGCGGCGCTGGTCTGACACAGGTAAGACCATCAGGATCCATTGATCCCTTTGGCGATACCGACCCACCGATGGAAGAAGAGGAATACGAAGAAGAATCAGTCCTAGAGGATCCAACTGAGGCGCGTGAGGACTGATGGCAATCGTTGCTGGCGAGCAGATCGACCTGATGCCAACTGATGGCATGAGGGAAGAGGCGCAGCGTTACCGCGACTGGAAAGCTGATGGCGAAACTGGCGGCACTGAGGTGGCCGCGGCCAGAGCGCGTCAGATCCTGAGCGGTGATGAATTGAGCGCCAACACCGTGATCACGATGGCGGCATGGTTTGCGCGCCATGAGGTTGACAAGCAGGGCGAGGGCTTCAGCCCTGATGAGGATGGCTATCCATCACCCGGCCGCGTTGCATGGGCAGCATGGGGCGGCGATCCCGGTCAGAGTTGGGCTAACGCAAAGGCCGATAGAATCAAGGCATTGCAGGATAGAAAGATGGAAGAGGCGCGGCCTTATCCAAATGAGCACGCTGCCCGCATGACTGATCCCGATCAGTACGACGAACTGCGCCGTGAGAACAACGCTGGCGGTGAAGGCGTTGATTTTATCTATGGCATCAAGGAAGGCGAGAGCGAGATTCAAGCAGTGCGGTTCGATGCGCAGCAGTTCACGCCTGACGAGGCGCGGCAATGGCTGGCTGATAACGAGATGGATCCCATCATGTTTGAGGAGGCCACCGGCGAGGAGCGCACCATGCCTGGCATTGGCCGCCACCAGCGCGCTGAGCTCACCACCTTCGATGAGGTGGAGGATCGCACCTATGAGTTTCCTTTCAGCTCTGAGTTTCCTGTTGCCCGTTACTTCGGCAACGAGATTCTGAGCCATGACATCAAGGCTGCTGACCTCAGCCGTTTGAACGATGGCGCACCGCTGCTGTTCAACCACAACCCTGATCGCGTGATCGGTGTTGTTGAACGCGCCTATATCGATGGCAAGAAACGACGTGGTTACGCTCGAGTGCGGTTCAGCCGCAACCCATTCGCTCAGGAAGTCTTGAGCGATGTCAAGGATGGCGTTCTACGAAACGTCTCCTTTGGTTACTCCATTGACAAAATGGAGGAACGCGGCAGCGGCGACTTTGTTGCTACTGCCTGGTCTCCTTATGAGGTTTCGGTTGTGTCGGTGCCGGCTGATCCCGGCGTCGGCATTGGCCGAGCCCTTGAGGCCGAGTCCGCTGCTCCGGCAGCACCAACACCCGATCCCATTCCTTCAATGGAAAACACCACCACTGATCTGGCCGTGGTGCGGGCCGAAGCCGCTGAGGCTGAGCGCTCCCGCATCGCTGGCATTTCTGCACTGTGCGACAAGCACAACATGGCCGACCTCGGCCGCCAGCTGATCGAGTCTGGTCGTTCTATCGACGAGGCCCGCGCTGCTGTGCTCGACAAACTCGACATCAAACAGGAGCCTGTGACCATGAGCGCCGCTGAAATCGGCCTCACCGAGAAGGAGAGCCGTAGCTTCTCCTTCCTGCGTGCCATCAACTATCTCGCCAACCCGACCGATCGCTCGGCTCGTGATGCTGCTGCATTCGAGATCGAGGCATCTGATGCTGCTGCTGCCAAGCTCGGCCGCCAGTCCCGTGGCATCACCATTCCTCAGGATGTGCTGCGCCGTGATCTGACCGTTGGCGCTGCAACCGCTGGCGGCAACCTGGTGGCCACTGAGCTTGATGCCGGCAGCTTCATTGATCTGCTGCGCAATGCATCCGCTCTGGACCAAGCTGGCGCCACCGTGCTGACCGGCTTGACCGGTAACGTCGCCATCCCCCGCCAGTCCGGTGCTGGTACCGCTTACTGGGTGGCTGAATCCGGCTCGCCTACCGAGAGCCAGCAGACCGTCGATCAGGTCAGCCTGACCCCCAAGACTGTTGCGGCCTTCACCGACTACAGCCGTCGCCTGATGATCCAGTCCTCCATCGATGTGGAGAACATGGTGCGCAGCGATCTGGCTCGTGTGCTGGCACTCAAGATCGATCTGGCTGGCCTCTATGGCACTGGCTCCAACGGTGAGCCCCTCGGCCTGAAGCTGACCACCGGCATCGGCACCGAGAACTTCGCCGCCACTATCCCCACCTTCGCTGAGGTGGTGGCACTGGAGAGCGACGTGGCAACCGCCAACGCACTGCTCGGCAGCCCCGTCTACCTGATGAACGCTGCTATGCGCGGCGGTCTCAAGACCAAGGCCAAGGACGCAGGTTCCGGCCTGTTCGTCATGGAAGGCAACGAGGTGAACGGCTACCGCGGTGTGCTGTCCAACCAAGTTGAATCTGGTGATCTGTGGTTCGGCAACTTTGCTGATCTGATCATCGGCTACTTCTCTGGCCTGGATCTGATGGTTGATCCCTACACCCACAGCACCTCCGGCACCGTCCGCGTGGTTGCAATGCAGGATGTGGACATCGCCGTTCGCCACCCTGAATCCTTCAGCCGCGGCAACGACACCCTCTGATCATGTTGATCAAGGTCCTACGGCAAACGATGCTGGCGGGCCGGGTCGTCAAAGTTGGGGAAGTCCTTGAGGCTTCCTCCTCTGACGCCAAGCTTTTGATCGGTATCGGCAAAGCGATTGAGACAACTGCCGCAGTGGCAGATCTGGTTGAGACCATTGATCAACCCATACCAAAACCACCATCCCCCCGACGGAGGACTAAGCAATGACCATCCACAACCTCGGTTCCAAGACCGACCTGTTGAGCATCCACAACAACGCAGTGGTGTCCGCCACCGGCGCTGGCACCCCCGCCAACGTTGATCTGGTGGATTACGAAGGTGATGTCGCCTTCATCATTGATGCTGCTGCCGCTGGCTCTGGCGTCACCCTGACCGCCAAGATCCAACACAGCAACACCACCACTGCCGGTGATTTCGTTGATGTGACCGGTGGCGGCTTCACTGCTGCTGCTGCTAACACCGCATTCCGTCAGAAGATCTACCTGGACAGCAACGACCTGCGTCGTTATGTTCGCGTGCTCTTCACCGTGACCGGTGGCAGCGGCACCGGTGCTGTGTCGGTGCAGGCCCTCGGCTCCAAGAAGTACAGCTGATGGCACTCACGGAAGATCTGGACATCTTCCTGGCAGACTTCGGCGTCAGCTGCACAGCTGGCGCCGTTACTGCACTGGGTATCTTGGATATGCCGAGCCAGGTGCTGGCTGATGGCATGGTGATGAGCACTGACTACACACTGACGGCTAAGGCGTCCGATTTCGGGAACCTGAGCCGTGGCAGTTCAATCTCTGTTGCGACGGTCGCCTACACCGTGCGTGATGTGATGCTGCTAGATGATGGCAAGTTTGTTCAGATTGGGCTTCAGAAGACATGAGCGGTCCTTTCAAGGTCAACACTCGCAGCCAGTGGGCATCGCTGAATCCTGTGCTGATGGCGGGAGAGCCTGGCCTTGAAAGCGACACCAAGAATCTGAAGATTGGCGATGGACGATCCTCATGGGACAAGTTGCCGTATCACGGCTGTCCTGGGTACTGGGGATCCTTCTGGGATGAAACCTCGCAGGTAGCAGCCCTGGCCAATACGGCCTACCCAATCAAGCTGCGAAAGACAGATGCGAGCAGCCGCGGCGTAAGGATCATTTCAGATGGCCGGATCACTGTTGACCATCCGGGCATTTACAGCTTCACCTTCTCGATCCAGTTCAGCAACAGCGACGCTCAGATCCACGACATCAACGTCTGGCTTCGCAAGAACAACGCAGGCAGCCTTGGTGATGTGCCTGCCAGTGACAGCCGCTTTAGCATCATCTCAAGGCACGGCGGCGTTGATGGCAACGTGATCGGAACAGTGAATTTTGTGCTGGGCTTGACCACCAACGACTACATCGAGCTGATCTGGTCAACGACCAACGTTGCCGCCTATATCCACGCAGAGCCAGGTGGCAGCACTCCCACGCATCCCAGCATCCCAGGCATCATTTGCACAGTGGTTCAGGTGGCGTCAGCATGACAACCAAGCGCGAATCGATCCTAGCTCAGATTGCTACAACGCTGGCTGGCACCACCGGCGTTAGCACGCGCATCTACCGCAGCAGGGTTGAGCCGGTGGCACGTGGCGAAAGCCCGGCGCTCGTGATCGAGCCGATCAACGACACAGCTGAGCAGAACACCAGCCTCCCCACTCTGGACTGGAGCTTGACGGTGCGGATCGCTGTGATCGTGCGCGGCAACGTGCCGGATCAGCAGGCTGATGCCACGGTGGAATCGCTACACAGCAAGATCATGGCGGATCTGACCTTGGGCGGTTATGCCATCGATGTGCAGCCGCGATCCGTCAGTTTTGAGATGGTTGAGGCTGATCAGCCTGCTGGCGTGATTGGCTGCGAATATCTTGTGCGTTATCGCACTTCAGTCACGAATCTGGCTACAAGCTGAGCCGGCTACGATGGATTGAAAGATCTCATCCGGCCTTAAGCCATGCCGCTGCTTTCTCGCCGCCAGCTGCTGCTGGCTGAACTGGAAGTTACTTACGGAACTGATCCGACCCCTCTAGTAGGTAGCAACGCAATCCTGGTCCGCAATATCGAGGTGACGCCGCTTGAGGCTGATACCGTTAGCCGTGAACTGATCCGTCCTTATCTCGGTCAGTCTGAACAGCTGTTGACGCAGACCCGTGTGCTGGTCAACTTCGAGGTGGAGCTGGCAGGTTCTGGCACTGCTGGCACCGCTCCGGCTTATGGCCCCTTGCTGCGTGCTTGCAGCTTCACTGAGACCGTGAGCGCTGGCGTGAGCGTCACCTACGAACCCAACAGCGACGCCGCTCCTAAATCGGTCACCATCTACTTCAACAACGACGGTGTGCTCCATAAGGCCACCGGTTGCCGCGGTACTTTCTCGCTCAACTGCGCTGTGGGCGAGATCCCCACTATCGCGTTTGAGTTCACCGGCATTTACAACACGCCTACGGACGTTGCGCTGGGCAGCCCCACCTACGCCAACCAGGCTGACCCTGTGGTGTTCAAGCAGGGCAACACCACCGGCTTCCAGGTGTTCAGCTATGCCGGCTGCCTGCAAAGCTTCACGATGGAATTGGCCAATGAGCTGGTCTATCGCGAGCTGGTGGGCTGCACAAAGCAGGTACTGATCACGAACCGTGCCCCTGCTGGCGAGGTGATGATCGAGGCCGTCTCAATCGCAACTAAGAACTTCTTCAGTGAAGCCACCGGCAACAGCACCGGAAACCTGACCTTCCAGCATGGTCAGACCGCCGGCAACATCGTAACCTTCACGGCCGGGCAGATCGATTTGGGCAATCCGTCCTACAGCGATGAGGATGGGATCCAAATGCTGACCCTGCCGTACATTGCCACCCCGACCGATTCGGGCAATGATGAGATGGAGATTGTCTTCACCTGATCCGCGTGGCTTTTGTCCTTAAGCAGTCGGACTCCTACACCTGGCCGGTGAGCATTAAGCTCCCGGCCAATGGTGGCAAGCGGGAACGGCAGACCTTTGATGCTGAGTTCAAGCGGCTGCCTCAGAGCCGCATCAACGAGATCCAGCGCGAGGTGCAGCTTCGGGTGAACGCTGCTGAACGCGGCGAGGATTCTGGCGAAGGCATCAGCGATCAGAGCATTGCAGCTGAGATCCTGGTGGGATGGGATGGCATCGTCGATGGCGATGGCGAACCCGTGCCATTTAGCAATGCCGTGAAGGCGCAGCTGTTGGATGTGCCGATGATGGCCGGCTCACTGGTGGCTGCGTACTTCGAGTCGCTGGTGGAGCAGAAGAGAAAAAACTAATAGGGGCCGCTGAGCACTGGCTTGGTGGGATGGAGATCGATGAGACCGCAAACGATGCGGCTATCTTCGGCATCGAGCCACCACCAAGCAAAGCGGCCGTCAATTATCAAGTAGAGCCCGACGCATGGGCTGCAGTGCGTGTGTTCCTGAAGGTGCAGACGCAATGGCGCAGTGATTCCGGTACGTTGATCGGATTGGACTACAGCGCCGTGCGTTGGGTGTTTGATCTGCTGCAGATCGCTGATCCGGCTGAGGTGCTCAGTGACCTACAGATCATTGAGGCTACAGTGGTGGGAGCGATTAACAAGCGCAAGGGCTGAGCATGGCGCTGGACATGACAACAGCCCTGACGATCAGGGCAAAGGTTGACGGTCTGGCCCAGATCGAGAATCTGGATCGTGCGCTTGGCAAGGCGAATAAAGAAGCGACCGGGCTATCCGGTACGTTTGGCCGGCTAAAAGGCGCGACTGCTGGCATTGGCGGTGCGCTTGGTGCATTGGTGCCCGCTGCCGGCATCGCGGGCCTGACGGCAATGGGCAAGCGTGCCATTGATGCAGCTGACAACCTGAACGATCTCAGTCAGCGTACTGGCGTTGCAGTGCCGATCCTGAGCAAGTTCGGCGCAGCAGCAGAGGATTCAGGCAGCAGCATCGATGAAGTCGCTAAGGCAATGGGGAGGCTATCGAGGGGGATTGTTGACCCTGCATCCAAAACCAATGAAGCCTTGAAGGCGATTGGCATCAGTTCAACCGATGCTCAGGGCAAGATCCGCGGCGTTGACGCGATCATGCTGGACCTGGCGGATAAGTTTGCCAAGATGCCAGATGGCGCACAGAAAACTGCGCTTGCCATGGAACTGTTCGGCAAGGCGGGCATGAACTTGATCCCAATGCTGAACGGTGGCCGTGATGCGCTCAGCCAATACTCAGCGACCATCGATACCGAGATGGCGCAGGCTGCCGATAAGTTCAACGATGCGCTTAACAATATCGCTCGATCCGTTGCCGGCCCATTCAATGAAGCAGTAACGGCATTGTTGCCTCTCATCACACAAGTAGCGGAAGCGATCGCAGGATTGGCGCAATGGTTTTCAGGATTGCCGCAACCACTGCAAGCCACCATCGCTGGCGTTGCTGCATTGGTCGCTGGCCTTGTGATCTTGGCTCCCGCCATCAGCGCCATTGTCTCAGTGGGCACTGCACTGGCTGGCGTTTTTGCAGGTGGCGCTATCTTCGCATCGATTGCAGGTGCGCTTGGCGCTGTTGTGCCTGCAGTCACCGCAGTAGGCAGCGCATTGAGCGGACTGTTGCCGATCCTGGCTGCAGTGTTTACTGGGCCGGTTGGCTGGATTGCATTGATTGTTGCGGCGGGCGTGGCGATCTTTACCTTCCGCGATCAAATCGGGCAAGCATTTGGAGCCATTGGCCAGATGGTGCAAATTGCAGCGCAAGGACTTTATGAAACATTCATTAAACCAGTGATTGATTGGTTTGGTGGGTTGTACGAAAGCATCGTCGCTACAATGTCAAACCTGGCGAATGCTCTGAAAGCACCGTTTGTCGCAGTTGCCAACATGATCAAAGGCGTGTTAAACGGTATTCTTGGCGGCATTGAGAACACCATCAATGGCGCAATCAACGCAATCAATGCGCTGATTCAAGGCGCCAATCAAGCTTTGACTGCATTGAAGCTTCCGTCTATCCCAACGGTTCCGCAGGTATCCCTTCCGCGTTTTGCTGAAGGCGGCGTTGTCAGCGGGCCAACCCTGGCGATGGTTGGAGAAGGCGGCGAACCTGAATATATCGTGCCGCAATCAAAGGCTAGTACGTTTGCCGCCAACTGGATGGCTGGCGTTCGTGGCCCTGCTGCAATTCCACGCTTTGCAGAGGGCGGTGTAGTTGCACCTGCAACCGCACAAGTGAACATTCAAACGGGACCAGTCATGCAGCAAGGTGGGCAGAACTATGTCACCATGCAAGACTTTGAACGTGGCCTTCAGGGTCTCGCCAATCAACTGCTCAGCAGCAACCGCACCAACGGAGGGCGTCGTTACGCAGGAGTCCGATGAGCAATAGAGCTCAGTCGCAGTATCTCAGGATTTACAGCGGCGCTACAACCTATCTGCGCTGGCAATCGTATTATGTCGGGCAGACCGTGACATGGGAAAGCAACTCATGGAGTTACTTCCCGTTTGTCGGTAATGGCTTGATTGGCGGCAGCGTCGGCAACGATGCGGACGTTTCCATCTCAGTGCCTGCAACTGCGGCAGCAGTCTCATTGTTTGAATCTGCATTAAACGAAAACCATCTGATTGAACTGCGTGTTTACGAGTTTGATAGCCGCTTGTCGCAGGTCATTCCGCAGTCCGGTCAGCTATTGATCGGTTCATTTGTGGGCGAGGTGGTTGGCGTGTCAGGATCGTTCTCAGTTCTAGAAGTATCGTTAGGGTCAAGCCTTGCTCCTATTGGTGCGCAGGCGCCACCACGCAAATACACATCACAGCTCGTCGGAGCGCCGATCAGGCTATGAGCAGCAACATCACCGATCCGATTGCGCTTCTGCCATACCAGACGGGGTTGATTGTCACGCCACTACAGGAAGCTGCTGCTGTCGGCCAAAACCCATTGGATACCAGGCAGCGCTCAATCGTAGTAGGAGAGCCTGTACCGATTGTGTTCTGCAGGCGTGTTGGTGAAATCGGTGGGGCATTTGTCAGCCCTGGCGCCACTGAAGGCAGCTATGCAAATAGTCCTATCACGAATGAACTAACGGTCAAGCTGCAACTGGTGCTCAGCGAAGGCGACCTACCGCAACAGCAGCTGCGTGATTTGTTCCAACGCGGCTGCCGCGTTGGCACCTGGCAGCAGTCCTACAACGCGCGTACCGGCAACTGGTTACCTGGCAACCTGACCACCATCGTTGCAGGCACAACGCCATGGGACTGCCCGGCATTCTGCGGCACTGGCGGCAGCTATGCCAACATGACGACGCTGAGCTACACCAACCTGCACCCCGATGGTGACGACACATGGGATAAGCAAGTTCATTGTTTTGTGCGTGATGGAATGGAGGTCACGCGCATCCTTGATAGCACGCTTGGCTCAAGCAATAATCTGATCGATTTGGCGCTGTATTTGATCCGCCAGAGCAGCCGCTTTCCTGAGGCGATGCTGGACTTGGTGGAAATGGAGAATGCCGCAGAGTTTACTGATGCCAACGGCCTTTACTTCAACGGCATCTTTGATCAGTCGATCAATCTTGAAGAATGGATGGAGCAGATCTCTACTCTGTTCCTGCTTCGCATCACAGACAAGAATGGCAAAAAAGCATTTCGTCCGCGGTTGCCGGTAACGACAGGCGGCTCTATCTCGACTGCTGCCGTCAGCTGGGTTTATACCTTTTCCGAAGAAGACATCTTGCCGGATGGGTTTGAAATTGAATACATCCCTCTGGCTGAACGCAAGCCGATCTGTGCTCAGATGATCTGGCGGCAACAGCCAGACGGTGACATTGGAATCGTCCGCACCACTGAGGTGCGCATTGATGGTCGGGCATTGAATGGCCCATTTGAGCAGTATGACCTAAGTCAGTTCTGCACCAACGAATTGCACGCAGTCAAGGTCGGCGCTTATTTCGCGGCGCGTCGCAGATATATCAAGCACAACCTGCGGCTGCGTGTGCGTCCTGCTGCATTTAACAGCACTCTTGCATTGGGTGACATTGTGCGCGTGTTGCTACGCCGCGAAACAGATGTCGATGTGATCAGTATGCACGATTATTTGTACGAAGTGGAGCGCATCAATCGCAATATCGAAGGCATTGTCGAGCTTGACCTCACGCACTTTCCAGTCAATGGCTCTGGCCAAAGCATTCTTGCATTGATCGTTAATGACGCCACAGCGCCTGGCTATGCGCTGCCAACAGGCCGCGGCGCATTTACGTGCGATATTCCAGGGCGGGTGAACGATACGACGCCGATAGGAACGGATCCATACGTTGATCCCAATTTGCCGGACCCTGAGGATCTTGAATACAACGTACCGGATGCGCCAGAGACAACCCCGCCCGGCGAGACGCCTGATCCGTTGACCGAAGCGCCGCCCAATCCTGCTAACGGGCCGAGCAATCCATCCGATCCAAACAACAACCCTAGCGACCCATTTGAGGAAGATAACCCAGTTGGCCCTACTCTTACCGGCAACCCTCAAAATGTTGGCTCCGATTTAACGGCAAATAACGTTTGCCCTGGCGCCTATGTTGAGTGGTATCGCTGCCCGACTGGCAACAACAACAACGCATCAACTGTCGCCGGTCAATGCACCTTGGTTACGGGTGGCGTAGAGGAGCTTAGCTATACAATAACCGATCAAGACGGCGGGCATCACATTACCGCTATTGGCAGGTGTCCAGATCCAAGTTCCCCTAGCGGCTATGGCGAGCCGTTTGTAATAGGCTTCCTTGATGCTGGCCCTTCGTGGATAATCGTTCCAGGCAGTGCGCTTTTGTATATCACAGCTAACGTGGTCACAGAACTAACACCTCAGGCAAATTGCTCCAATGGGACAATCACGCCTGGATATAGTTCTACTCAAGCGGTCAGCATCGCCCCATACCTTGGTCGTAGGATTGTCCAATATAGAATCGTGTACAGAGCCGCACCAGTGAAATCGATTGTCTGCGGAGAAAACGCACCATATGTTTTCAGCATTGACGTTGAATACGAGTACGCCGTAACCACTGGAGTCCCAGCTGGAACATTCGACGGCATGGGACTATTTGTTGGGATGAGTCAGCCGTTCCCATTCAATAGCAATTCTGCATATACAATCATCTACACCCTTGAAGATCTAGACATTGATCTTGTCTCCTAATGGCCACCTTCCCTGCGCTACAGCCACAAACACGCACCTATACGCCAGGCTCTACGCCTAGCACTGCGATCATGGTGATCAACGGCAACGAAACTAACGTGCGCCATACCAATGGCTCGGTTTCGACCACGATGCGGCTGACATTCAATGCCATCAGCAGATCAGATCAAAATGCCATCATTGCTCACTACAACACGCACAACCGATTTATCCCGTTTGATCTGGATGCCATCACGCTCATTGCCTCAGGGCTGACCCTGCCTGCTGCACACCAGTGGATTTATGCACGGCCGCCTAGCATGAGTGAAACATGCAGCAGCATCGACGTAGAAGTTGAGCTGGAACTGATTCCTCCATACAACATCTAGCCATGGCGACCTTTCCATCGATACAACCTGACGCGATCTCCTATGATCTGGGCCTGTCAGGCACGGTTGAAACCGCAACCATGGCGGGGCCGATTGTTTTTAGATTGTCGAACACGATCAACAACTACAATCTCACTCTTACATATGCGAATCTCAGGCAATCGCAGATCAACCTAATCCGCCAACACTACGCCGATTCAAGGGGCACCCATGGCACGTTTGATGTGCCAATCGCACTGTGGGGAGGCGCCACCGTAGTTTCACCCGATTCAATCTATCGATACAACGCGCCACCAGAGGAAAACCATAAGGGCGTCTACTTTGATGTTGCAGTCAACCTACGTGTGCTGCAAGGCGTGCAGATGTTCTATATTCTTGATTGCGGCGGCGCTGTTCTCCCTGCAACCGCAGCATTTAGTTCGCTGATTTTCACAGGCAATGCTCCATTCATTCTTGAAGCAGGAGGCAGCAACCCTATACTGGTGCTAAATAGCGCAGGCGCTCAGGGGTGACCACACCAACAACGGTTAACGTACGTCTCAAACTGCGCAGTGATACCGCTGCTAACTGGACATCGGCTAATCCGACGCTGTTGTCTGGTGAACTGGGACTGGAGACTGACACCAAAAAGCTGAAGGTAGGCAATGGCAGCACTGCTTGGAACAGCCTCGCTTACTTCCCGTCCATCGTCACCGGCGGCACGGTACTCGGGAACCTGGAGATCGGCACCACGGGCACGCTGACCTTTGAAGGCAGCACCGCTGATGGTTTTGAAACGACGCTGGCAGTCACTGATCCCACTGCTGACCGAACGATCACGCTGCCCAATGTGAGCGGCACTGTCGTGACAACCGGCGACACCGGCAGCGTTACCAGCACAATGCTGGCTGATGGCACCATCGTTGATGGTGACGTGAACGCCAGTGCCGCCATCGCAGGTACCAAGATCAGCCCGAACTTTGGCAGTCAGACTGTTCAAACCACTGGTATCTTCAGCCACGCATTAGGTACTAATGGCGCACCCACAATTACATTTACTGGCGACACAAACACCGGCATCTACTCCCCCGGCGCAGACCAAGTAGCCATCTCGACTAGTGGCACTGGGCGTTTAATTGTTGGGAGCACTGGTACGGTCAACATTGCCGGCGCTGGCACTGCAGGCGTAACGCAAGCTGTCAGCTTTAACGGCAGCGCACCAGTTAATAGTCTTGTTATTGACAGCTCCGGCAGGTTGTTAGTTGGCACGTCTAGTGGGTATGTAACAAGTACATCAGCAACAACGCAGCCACTGCTGCAGATTCACAGCACCAATACGCACGAAGCTCAGGTTTCAATAAATAGCTGGTCAACGGGCACTGCCACAGGCGCTAATTTGTCTCTATGTAGGTCCGATAGTGGGACGGTCGGAACGCATACTGCTGTAGGAAGTACTGACGTACTGGGTGCCATCCGCTTCAGCGGTTCAGATGGCGATCAGTTTATTGAAGGCGCATCAATTGCGGCCTCCGCTGATGGTACTTGGGGCGACAATGACGGTCCAACAAAATTAGTGTTCTCCGTTACTGCTGATGGCTCGGCATCACCAACTGAAGCGCTGCGTATTTCTAGTAATCGTGCGATCACAGTTTCTGACGGCGGCAATGTCGCCCTTGGCACCACCACCGGCACCAAGATCGGCACAGCCACCACGCAGAAGTTGGGCTTCTACAACGCCACGCCTGTGGTGCAACCCGCTGCTGTTGCTGATGCCACTACTGCAGTTGACGTGATTACGCAGTTAAATAACTTACTGGCAAAACTGCGGACCCTTGGCATCATTGCCACCTGAGCCCGGTAGTCCTACTCACTAGTCACCTTCTAATTTGACTCAAATTTGAAGTTGGCCAGTCCACGTCGCTAGGCGGGCAACCGGCCTACTCAACTGGTTGCACCACACCTAAGCTGCCACCACAGGACCCCACCCATGGCCACCACCTTCACCTGGGCGATCGCGAACATGGATCGTCAGCTCGCCGATGGCGCCGTGACCACGATTCACTGGACCATCTCGGCGCATGACGGCACCTATAGCGCCGGTGCCTATGGCTCCATCGGCCTGCCGGAGCCTGACCCCGACGCCATGATTCCCTTCGCTGATCTCACGCCTGAGACCTGCGTGCAGTGGGTGAAGGACCACTTCGGTGCCGAGAAGGTCGCCGAGATCGAGGCCGCACTCCAGCAGCAGCTGGATCAGCAGCGACAACCTGTCACCGGTCAAGGTCTGCCGTGGCAGTAAAAGCCAAGACCGGCACCGCTCGCATCGAGCATCATGTCGGGCCACCTAAGACCACACGTCAAGGCTATGGCCAGCGGTCACGGCCGCGACGTCGCGGTAAAAAGCCCTTGCGCGGGCAGGGTCGGTAAGCTGAACAGGTACCACCATGGCGCCATGGTCGAAGTGATCGCCGCCATTGCTGGCGCTTCAATTTCAGTTGCAGCCATGGGTGCTGCTGGCTTCAGCCGCAAATCAGATGAAGCCCGCGAGGCGGTAATCAGACTCACCTCAGCTGTGGAGCACATTGCTACGCAGCTAGAGGTGCTGCATCAAGACATCAAGGAAGATCGGCGCGAGACTTTTACCCGCATATCGACGGTGGAGCAGCGCGTCTCTAAGTTGGAAGCACGTCCGCCATCCTGCTAGCCATGGATCATGCAAGCACCATTGCAGTGATCGCCATCCTTGTAGCAGCAGGCTCTGAGGTGATCGCCGTCTCGCCGCTTAAATCCAACAGCTGGCTGCAGCTGATCTTCCAAGCGCTGCGCATCGTGTTCCCAAAGCAGCGCCGCTGAACCATGGCGAACGATGCGCCGATCACACTCCAACAGCTGTTCAAGTACTACAAGGGCCAGCCGCACCAGGCTGCAGCAATCCAGCAGCTAGAGGCTGACCTGGCCGCCAATGCCTACGACGCTGTGATGCGGCGCGATCGGGACTGGTTTCAAACCTGGAGCCAAGACGGCAAGCAGACCGATCTGGCCGCGGCCATCGCACTGATCAAGGAGTTTGAGGGCTGTCACCTCAGCGCATACCCTGACCCGCTCAGTGGTGGTGAGCCCTGGACGATCGGATATGGCACCACGCGCTACAGCAGCGGTACACCCGTGCAGCGCGGCGACAAGATCAATGTGATCGAGGCTGACATGCTGCTGCGCCTCGAGATTGACCGCATCACCGACAAGCTGCGCACCACCGTGCCGCATTGGAATGTGATGGATGACAACCAGCGATCTGCGCTGGTGAGCTTCGCCTACAACCTTGGTGCTGGCTTCTACGGCTCCGCTGGATTTGAGACCCTCAGCAGGTGCATGCGTGAGCGTAACTGGGCTGATGTGCCCGCAGCATTCGAGCTCTACCGCAACCCTGGCACCAACGTGGAGGCTGGCCTGCTACGGCGCCGCAGGGCAGAAGGCAAACTCTGGGGGCAGCACCAGGCCATAGCGGAACCTGAGACTGCAAAGCTACGGCCGAGCAGTTCATTCAGCGCACGCATCACGCCGCACATCAGGCTCGGAGAGTTTGCGCTGGATCAGGAGGCAAGGCGGTTCCAGCATCAGTACCAGCTGGACACAGCAGCGGAGTTGGCGGCATTTCTGGAGCGCGCTCGCACGGCATTCGGTGGAAAGGCGATCATCATCACCAGCGGCTTCAGGCCACCGGCTGTCAATCGCTCAGTTGGCGGCGCATCTGGATCGGAGCACCTTTACAACGCGCCAGGCGTCGGCGCTGTGGACTGGTACATCGATGGAGTCAACATCTACAAGCTGCAGGAGTGGTGCATCAAGAACTGGCCATACAGCACCGGCAAGGGAGCGCCTAAAGGATTCATCCATACCGGCATCCGGCAAGGGCGGCCTAAGGTCGTCTGGGATTATTGAAGATGATGCGATTAAAAGAGAAGCACGGCCACGCAACGAACGGCTATTCGCCTACGTATCAATCGTGGCTGGCCATGAAAAGCCGTTGTTTTCAGCCGTCCTCAGTGAGATGGCAGCACTATGGCGGCGCTGGCGTTACCGTCTGCGAGAGATGGCTTTCATTCTCAGGTTTTCTTAAAGACATGGGCGAACGACCAAGCGGCACGACACTTGGCCGCATTGGAGATAAGGGCAACTATGAGCCTGGCAACTGCCAGTGGCAGACCAATGAAGAACAAGGCAAGCAGGGCTCAAGCAATGGACGAGCAAAGCTGACCGAAGAGCAAGTGCACTGCATCCGTGCTCTTTACAAGCCCAAAGCAAGACGAGGATGCTCGGCCAAAAACATGGCAGCCGATCTAGAAGTAAGCTTCACCACTGTTGATGAGATCTTGCGCCGCAAGACCTGGAGGCATATTTAATGGCTCTTGTGCCTGATCACGAGATCCGCCGGCTGTGCAAGCAGCATTCAATGCTGCAGCCATACAACGAGGAGCAGCTCAACCCAGCCAGTTATGACGTGACGCTCGGCGGTCAGATCATGATGGAGGTGACCAGCACACCAGAGCTGCAGAAGGTGCAGCTGCATGGTTACAGCAAGGATGATCCGTTCTGGATCCAGCCTGGTGAATTTTTCCTGGCTGAGACGCAGGAGATATTCAACCTGCCCAATCACGTCGGTGCGCAGTTCGTGCTCAAGTCCAGCCGCGCGCGCGAAGGATGGGATCATGCCGAAGCCGGTTGGGCGGATCCAGGGTGGTTCGGCAGCAGGCTCACCATGGAACTGCGCAATCAACGGCGCCTGCATCCGCTACCGATCTGGCCGGGCTTGCGCATCGGGCAGATGAAGTTCCTACTGGTGAGCGGCACCGTGGAACGCAGCTATGCGGAGACCGGGCGCTATAACGCAGATCTAGGCGTCACGAGCTCCAAGGGGTAGCAAGCGGCGCCATGCGCAGCCGATAGATCTTGCCGGGCGCTTCGGCAGGATCATCCATCGGGATCATGGTGTAATCGTCGCAGCCATGTGTTTCAGCGAAATGGCTGGCGGCTTGATGCGTGGTGAACGGCCCGACGTGCCACGGGCCGATGCGGAGGATGTACTGCATGGGTGGAGGATAGGAGGGCCGCCGATGCGGCCCGGTAGTGGTCAGTCGGTGAGCTCCTCCAGCTCGGTCAACAGCGAGCGGACGCTCGCAAGGCGCTCGGCGGTGGTTGCGTGCGGTGTTGGGTCAGCGGCAAGCGCGGTGACATCAACGCCGTCGTTCAGCTCAACGGCCAGCGCTTTGCAGCGTTGGATCCGCTGCAGGATCCGAGCTTCGCGAGCAGCTTCTGCTGCGGCGAGCTCATCGAGTTGAGCGGTAAAGAGATCAGCGAGGCTCATGGTCTGGAGGGCGGTGGGCTGTGTGCCCGATGAGATAACTATACACCACAGACCGCGCACCCTGCGGATCAGTAGCGCCCCGTTCACAATCGTTTACGCGGGCCGATCCTGTTCTCCCCGCTACCGTATGCCAAACGGCGGCCAGCCCATGCCCGGTTACTACCTAGAGGTTTCCGCCAAGATCTTCATCCGATCAGACACGCCAGCCGATGACATACCTGGTGATGTCTACAGTCAAATCGCTGAGCATGTCCGATCCGATGAAGACATCATCGATATCGAAGTGAACTGCGTGCCGGTGCCTGAGGATCTCTGTGGATCGACACCACATTGATGGCACGAGACTGATCACCCGACGATCAGCGCGTGATCAGATCCTTCTCGCCTGGAGCTACCGCTGCGCCTACTGCGGCGCGGATCTGGATCGCAGTCCAACGCTCGATCACGTCATCCCTAAAGCGCACGGCGGACTCACGGTGCCCAGCAACATGGTCGCTTGTTGCATGGGCTGCAACTGCTCCAAAGGTCACAAGCCATGGGTGGACTGGTACCGCCAGCAGCCGTTCTGGTCAGCACTGGGCGAGTGGGCGATCGTGCAGTGGCTCACCAGCAGCGCTAATCTTGCGGCCTAGACCTTTCCTGAGGATCTAGGCGATCCCGTAGCGGCCGGCTGCGGGCACCAGGCTGGCACCGCGTGAGGACCAGCCACCGGCCACATCATTTTGAGATGCACCCAGGCGGGAATCGAACCCGCATCGCCCCGCAACGGCGGCGGCCGTCCTATCCATTGGCTCGGACTGGGTGAGCCCGATGCACGAGGCAGAGCGGGAACACGATCACGCTACGGCAGAATTCTGCTGCACACCCACAGCGCGATCAGGCACGTCGCCCAATACTCGAGCACCAGAACCAGCACGTCGCGGAGCATCATCGGCCGAGCAGGTGGTCGAGGTACAGCTCTGCCTGCCACAGATCGCTGCTGTACCTGCAGGTGCCGCCAACACAGCTGCGGTAATACACCTCACCCTTCACGGGCATGATCGTTTCGATGTAGCCGCCATCACGTTCGGTGCGGCTGATGACTTCCGGGCCGAACATACAGCTCACACCTGGCCGCGAAACGGCCGCCGCTTCTCTTTGATTCTGGCAACTCCAATCCGCAGCGCTGGTGCCGCATCTCCCAGTATTTGCAATCCCAACACATGCGCGGGCTATTAGATGGCCGCAGGTTGGTGACCGCAGCGCGATAAATCGACTGCGCCCGCAGCAGCGCCTCCTGCAGCTGCACCGTGCCGGTGTCGGCCTCGATCTGCAGCTCGGGCTTTGGACCCAGCACGATGCGCGCGTGCCAGTTCCGATCGGATCGGCTGCACAGCAGCAGTAGACGGCCGCCGTGCAGGCTGATCACTCCTCTTCTCCGTGACTCGGCAGGTGGTAGAGACGCTCGAGCGTCATGCTGGCCGGCTCGGGCTCACCAGCTGTGACGTGTGCCGCCACCGGATCGGCCGGGTTGGCCGCCACAAACACGGTTGGCCAGTGCAGCTCCTTCACCGCCACCAGACTGGTGCGGGGACTGCGCACCAGCACCCACAGCGCAGCGCGCTCGAGCAGGTTCAGGCCGGGCAGGTGCATCATGCCTCCAGTTTGGCGAGCAGGCGGCGGAGATACCACTGCGCCTTGGCCAGCGACACCGCCTCCCCCTTGTGGCGTTCGCGCCAGGTGTACTTGATGATGTTGCCCTTGCAATAGCCGCGGAACTCCTCGGGCGTCAGGGCAGCCTCGATCGCATCGATGCACTCGATGCCACCTTGCCGGTAGTGGTCCGGGTTGATCTGATCAGTCATCAAGCCATCCCCATGCGATGCGTTTGCAGATGCGCCATGCGTGTTTCTCGTCCACATCGAACTCAGCCGCCAGCTGGCGGTAGCTCCACCCCTCGGTGCGGAGCCGGCGCAGCTTGCGCACCAGCTCCGGCGTGAGGATCGCGGCGATGTTCTCCTCGCCAGCCTTGAATGGCCGGCTCATCGCCACTTGTCTCCCAGCAGCTGCTGCCGGCAGATCTCGATCGCCTGCTGCGCCTGCTTCTGGCTGAACACCGACTCGGTGGCATCCATGGCACGGACCACGCGGGCAAGTAGCTCGGGGTAATCCGTGTCGCGGAAGTTGGCGGCGATGTCGGCGCAGAACTCCTGCCACAGATCGGTGTAGGTGCAGCAGGTGCGGCCGCTGCGTTCATAGAGCGCGTCCATCATGTCGGCGCGCTGCTGGTCAAGCTGGTGGGCGTTCATGGTTCGAGGTGTTGGCGGATGCGGAGCAGCTCAGCGCAGAGCTGCTGGCGGTTGCGGAGCCCAACGGTGCTGCACAGCTGGTCGATGCGGATGTCGATCAGCTGGCGGATGCGCTGGCGCTCCTCAGTCTGACCAGCGGTGAAGGCGCTGGTGTCGCTAAGCAGCTGCTCGATGCGGTGGCGGATGTCGCTCATGGATGGTCGATGGTGACGGTGGCGATGCCATCCAGCGGCACACCAAGGCGATGCGCAGCACCAGCGCTTAGGTCCAGGCTCGAGCAGTCGCAGCGATCCGTGACGCGCACGGTGAGCACGCGGCCGCGGTGGCTGACGCGCACCGGCGTGCCGCAGGGCAACCATGGATGTGCCGCCGACACATCCCAGTGGCGGTAGGTGCCGCCGCAGTATGTGGTGCGCCCGTGGTACCAGCCGTCGTAGACGGTCGCCGTCACCGAGCGCGCGTGGGCTGGCATGGCAGCCAGCAGCAGAGCGGCAGTCAGCAGGTGGCGCACCATCACGCCACCTCTACCGTGGCACCCGGCCAGCGGTTCTGTGCATACCGAACTGCGTGGCTCTTGCTCTCAGCACGTGTGATCCATGTCATCGGACGTGCGCCTTGCGGATAGACGATCAGCCGGAACTGACGGGTGCGTGCCTTGGCTGCTGGCCGGCTGATGCCTTCGCCATAGCAGCCGCCATCATGTTCATCATTGCGCCATTGGAAGAGGGCGCCTTTTACATCAGCCATAGGTGATCGACTCGGTGACGGTATCGGTGTTGATCCATTCGAGATCAGGCCATTGATGGCCGTATTCCTCAAACACTTTTGCCTTGGCGTCCGTGATGCTGACTGCCATCACGCAGTCGATCACGTTCGCGCTAGGAATCTGGAAGTAGTAGCGGCGGTCAGTCATGCCGCACCACCTGCTGCGTGCCGGAGTGGGTGGGGCTGTGATGTGCGCCGGATTCGATGCCGATCATGGCGAACACGCTCGCGGCGATCAGGCAGCAGATGGCGTTGTTGATGTGGTTGATCATGATGCGAGCGCCACACGGACGCGGTAACGGGTGATGTTGAGGCGGTAGGCGATCTGACGCTGGCTCAAACCGGTGCGGTGCAGGACGCGGACGCGGCGATCGTCGCTGGCAGTGAGCCAGTCGATCACTGCGACCACAAGCAGCAGCGGTAGGAACAGCTTCCAGATCAGCAGCAGGGTGGTGGCGATCATGGCTGGAATGGATAGGTGTGCCCCTGCGATCGCAGCTCGCTGGGGCGGTAGTGGCTGGCTGCTCTCTTGTCCACAGCGGAGGATCCGGGGCGCGCTATCCGGCTTATGGCCTAAATCCTTGTGCCCCCGAAGGGGCGGTGCCCTTAGAACCACTCCTCAAGCACGGCCTGGTCGTTGCCCAGATCGTGCTCGATCGAATCAGCCAGCGCGATGGCCTCTTGGGTCACCGCGAGCAGCTGCTCGGTGGAGCGGCTCCACGCCTCGAAGGCCGCGTCCACCTCAGCGATTAACGCTGCGGTTTCGGCCTCGCGGGCGAGGGCGTTGCGGGTGATGTCGTCCATGGGATCTCCGGTTGGTGGGTGAGCCCCCGGCGGGACTCATGGGTGCCGGGTGAAGGCCA